TTTAATTTTATTAATGATTTATTTTTATTTTTTTTTATATTATTAATTATCTTATTCTCGTTATATGGAATAATTGTGATAATTCATTTAATTGTATTACAAAGAAAAAGAAGACAATATACTATAATTGTATAAAATTAGTTTAAATTGGGTTCTATTTATATTCATTTATTTAAATGGATTCTATTGATATAACTAGTCCAGAATTTTCATTAAGAGGTCATGTAACAGAATTTAATAATAATATTAGTGATACTATTAGTTTAGGTGATGATTTATCAGATTATACTATGTATATTTACATAGGAATTTTAATTTTACTAGTAATAATAGTTTCTTTTATATATAAAGTTTATTTTCGTAGAGAGAAAAAGGTTACATTTCAAGATAAGTTAGATGAATGTTATGGAGAAGAAATAAGCAACTACTAGCGTCTTCTAGTTTTACCTCCATAAAGAGAAAATGATTTTTGTTTTCTTGTTTTCCTTTTCTTCTTTTTTGCTTTTTCCTTTTCTTGCTTTTTCTCTAGTTTTTTGTTTTTTAAATCATCTGGTTTATAATTTAAAAACCATTCTTTAAATTCTTCTTTATTTCCTTTTTGTTTTAACTCTTTATATTTTTCGGCTTTTTCTGCGCGTATTTCTTCTACTGATTCTTGATGTCCGTAACATGTTATACTAAAACGTCGTAATAAACCTTTTTGTTCCAATCTATTTTTTTGCTGAACATCAAAGAGAAATTTTGACATACATAATATTCTCTCTAAAAATTGGTTGTAATAAGGTCTATCCGTGTACAAAAATGCCAAATAAAAACTCAACATTGTATCGATGGTCGCCACTTTCACCTTTTGACTTCCTATGTCAATCACATTATAACTATGACATGCAATAGGTTTATAAATAAATGCGATAGTATCTTTACCCAAGCGAATTTCATAATGTTGAGGGATTATTTCACCAATTGGTTCTCTCTTTATAATTTTTACATTATCCATTCCTATATCTTTTAATCGTTCTTTTACAATTTCTGCGGTTGTTTCTGGGTCATTGGACAAAACATCGAAATCCGCAACCTTTTCTAATTTTTTTTGCAGATGTTTGGGCATATATTGTGAATATAATGAAATGGCATACCCTCCAAAGAAAACAACACCTTGGTTAATAAATGTATTACGCACATTATCATAAATTTCGTCTGATTCTGCATTGTTGTCCATTTCTCTCTGAAACTCAATACTATTACAATTTAAATCTGTTATTGGGAATACTTTATTTAAAATAGACATACGTTTCAACACTTTTTCCCATCTACTTGTATCACCTACAGGTCGAGATAATTCTAAAAACATTGACATTCTTAAATAGTTTGGTGGTGTATATAATATACCTGCTACTCTTATAGCATCTTTTTTAATTGCATTATAAATACCTTTTGGTAATAAAGTTATATCTGCTATAGGAATATAATTTACAAATACTTTATATGTACCATGATGTTGACCCGATTTTGCTTCGACATCTGTAAATCCGCTTTTATAATATATATCTGCCAATTCAATTGCATCATTTAAAGCATCCATAGTAAAAAAATCGTAATCTGGAATCTCGACATCCTTGTTATAAAATTGCTCTTCTATCGGTAATATATTATTAATAGCTGTTCCACCATAGCAAATAAGGGCTTTACGCTTTATAAAATCTTCCACAATTTTAATTATTTTTTTTATATCTTCTGAATTTACAACACGTTTACCAATTTTTTCTTCTGCTTTATCAACAGCCATACGAAGAATAGCCAATTCGCAATCTTCAAATGACAAATCTTTGCAAATTTTATTTTTCATAATACTTTCTTATATATTAACTAGAAAGTATTATATAAAAAATTGATATAAATTTATTTTACTTAAATATAATACAAATAATCAATGACAACTACAACCTTAGCTGAAGAGTATTTATCAGAATTGGAATGTATACCTTTTGCACATGTAAAAAAACGCATTACTAGAGAATTACTTAAATTAGAAGAAAATTGTTCCTTAATGTCTGTTGAATGCGATTTAAATGATAAAGATATATCTGGTAAACAAAAACCTGTTTTAAATATATTTGACCACACAACTAATTTAATATATTCTTTAACTTTGGATTCGCAATACCCATTTAGACCACCAAAAGTTCAAATCAATTTCAAGTCTTACTACGAGTTTTTAAGGACTAGTTCGGTGAATTTCTCTGAAATTTTGAGAAAAATACATAAAATAAATTGTTTATGTTGTGATACGATAACTTGTGGTCATAACTGGTCACCTGCTTATACAACAAATCATTTGATTCAAGAAATAAGGAGATTAAAGGGTTACAAACGAGATATAATCAATAAATTACTGGCTGATAAAATTAAATTCAAATATTTGATAAATGATATTGACTTAGATATCTGGTTATTCTAAAAATTAAATCTCTTGTGTATTATTTGTATATCCTTTATAAAATTGTCTTTTATCAAAAATAGTATTACATCCATTACACTGACATTGCGTTTCATTAATTAAAAAGAACCTTCCTCCTGCGTTTGGTAGCTTATTTGAAGCCATACAAACTGGACAATCATAATTGACAGGATTTGTATTACGTGATGTAGTTTGACCCATGATATTATACAATTCAATATAATATCATTTTAAGTTATTTTATTTTATTTTATTTTATTTTTATTTGATGCGTCTATTTTTTATAAAAGCATATCTAAAACTTGAAACTATAATAATCTGTTGAAGAGCTACGAGTAGCATATGAGTATGCAGGATTTTGTGGTTTTGGATCTGGTATAGTTACTGGGTGATATCTTAATTCGTATGGTTTTAAAGCGAAAGCATATGTACTACCATCAAAAAATTTTGCATTTTCTATTAATAAATTGTCTACCAATTGATAACGCATTGCTACCATTTGGCAGCCGTAATTACGACATAACAACCCACTTGGATTTGCTGGATCCGCACCAGAGTCGGGTAACACAATAGTCATATTTCTTTTATTATATTCGGTTAATTCTTGCGTATCTGGATTGTTTTTTAAGTTATAGTAGTCATATGTTCTCATAAATGCTGAATTACTTGTTAAATTGACATATTCTAAAAACGCATCATTTTCTAAAAATGCATTATTTATTTTGTCTACAATTATAATAACTTTATTTCGCAATGCTAATAATGGTGTATTTCCTAAATTATGACCCGAATTTTCATAACTAAAATCTTTACCAAGCATTATGGAATCGTATGATTTAAGTATAGTTGCTAAATTAGAATACATTTTTTGATTATTACTCTTAATTCGCAAATGGATTAATACGGGATCTGTTGGGTTGGGGCATGTACCAGAAGCAAATGCGTAATTTTTAATAGTATCCATTACACTTCCAAAATCTACTGAATTAAAGGTTTCTTTAACATAATAATCTTCGGTTGTACTTGTTGCTACAACGGGTTTATTATTAAGAGAATACACTTCAAAATCAACACCACGGACACCTTGTTTTAATATTGCTTTTAAATTTCCTATATTCACAAAGTCGTTTTTATATGAACCGCCACTACACGCGTTGTAAGCAGTTTTTATATAGTAATCATATAAATTACCAGAGCAATCAGGGTCGCCTGCACTGATAGATTTTATATTACCATCTACACTTGAATATAAATTGTTCATATAATTCACCTCCTTTCCTTCTAACTTAGTTAGGTAAATCATATATCCTATAAATATAGCCAAAATTAGAAGCATAAATGCCAAAATCATATATGATTGAAAATCAGCGTTCATGTTTTTTATTGCGCTTAAATAATCTGTTTTTGGACTAGACATTAATCTAATATATTATATTATTTTTAATTTTGGGATTTTATTTTAGTAATTATATTATAATCAATAAAGAATTAAAAAATTCGTATATATTATATTAACATGGCTGGTGGTTTATTAAATCTTGTTAGTCAATCTCAACAAAACGTAATATTAAATGGTAATCCAAGCAAGACCTTCTGGAAGTCAACTTATAAAAAGTACACCAATTTTGGTAAGCAGAATTTCCGCATAGATTATGAGGGAACTCCAACACTTAATCTAACGACAGAATCTACATTTACATTTCGCATCAAAAGATACGCTGATCTCCTTATGGACTGCTATATTTCACTTCAATTGCCGAACATATGGAGTCCCATTTTACCTCCTCAAACATATACGAATCCCGATGGCACAACTGGCTATACAGACTGGGCTCCATACCAATTTCAATGGATAGATAATTTAGGTGCTCAAATCATAAGCCGTATCACAATCAATTGTGGTAACCAAAAATTACAAGAATACTCTGGCCAATATATTTTAAATTCAGCGCGAAGAGATTTCAATGCGCAAAAACTGGCATTGTTTAATGAAATGATTGGGCAAATCCCTGAATTAAATGATCCAGCAAATGCAGGTGCTCGTGTGAACTCATATCCGAACGCTTATTATACTACTAGTCCAGCTGGCGCACAACCTTCTATTATGGGTCGCACCTTGTATATTCCACTTGGTTCTTGGTTTAGCTTACTTTCGACACAAGCCTTTCCACTTGTAGCACTTCAATATAATGAACTTCAAATTAATGTTTCTTTTAGACCGATTTACGAGTGGTTTACGATACGTGATGTAATGGATTATGCGAATAATTTTCCTGTAGTACAACCAAATTTTAACCAATTTTATATGCAATTTTATCGATTTCTCCAAACCCCGCCTGATGAGACCTTAGGACCTGTATCTTATGTAGATACAAGAACAAACTGGAACGCGGATATTAATTTAAATTGTACTTATTGCTTTCTCTCTAATGACGAGGCAGAAATATTCGCCAAAAATGAACAAAAGTATTTATTCAAGCAAGTATACGAGAAACCATATTATAATGTTACAGGACAAAATAAAGTTGACATCGATTCTTTAGGTATGGTCGTTAGCTGGATGTTTTATTTTCAACGAAGTGACGCAAATCTACGTAATCAATGGTCAAACTATACAAACTGGCCTTATAATTATATGCCACAAGATATAACACCTGCCCCAATATCTGGAGATATTCCAAACCCTTATGTTCCTAATCCACCAAATCCAGTTATACCTGCGCAACTGGGTCCTGGATTAAATTATGATGGAACATTAAGTGGACTTTT